TATTTTAACGGGCTTGTTCTATTTGCGGTTAAAATACATTGAATTATTTTATTATTTATGATACAATAAATTAAAATTAAATTTCCGGGCAAGAGGTTTGTCTTCTTGGTTGGATCGTCTGCCGGGGTCTGATCGTCCAATTCGACAAACTTGAACTTCTTTTTCAAATTGCCTTCATAGGTCTTGTTTGCTTCGGACACCTCTTTGTCCACATCTTTACGGTAATCTTTTACCGTTTCGGTCACTTTCTCGACATCAAGCTTGTCGATAAGTGCTTGCGCTTCTTCTTGGCTTGTAACTTGAAGGGCGATCATTCGGGCCAACTGTGCCAAGCCGTCTTTCCGCACGCCTGCAAACTTTGCTTGCAGTAATGCAAGGATTTGTTGATAATTCATGTGTTCAAAAAATTAGGTTTTTAATCGTTCAGCGACAAAAATAGATATATCACTGTGATATACTTTAAGAAATCGCTTTGTTTTGGCGCAATAGTTATCAACATTTTTGCATTGCATTTGCATAGCAATTGTTTTATTAAATAGACTTATTGTTTTGATTTTGTTGGCTATTTAATAATTTACCGAATGGTATTTTATATATATTTGCAAAATAGCTTAAATCAAGTCAAACTTTTATTTTTTAACTTAATACATGGTATCATGAGAAAATTTCTATTCTTCCCCGTTCTTTTGCTCTTAATTAGTTCATGCTCAAAGGATGAAGACAAACAAGACAATCATTTTGATAAGATTATCGGTAAATGGTTTCAAATGTCTTATCTAAATTCGGATAACTATTTCACGCCACAAGAAGACGGAACGTATATTCAATTTAATGTGGATGCTTCGTTTGTTTATCACAAGGGTGGCGTCATTAATGAAACGTTATCCGGTACATATACAATGCCTTCGGAAAATGTCATTAAGCTAAACGACGGCAACGATAAAGAACATAGCTCGCCTTCCGGCTATCGTTTTGAAATTGACATCAAAGAGATAAACGGAGACAATGCAACTATCAAAATGGCGGACGGGACATCAACTTCGACAATCAAAGTTCAACGTAAAAATTAGATTAATATGTTTTGTAGAAAATGCGGCACGGAAATCCCCGAAGATTCAGTATTTTGTTATAAATGCGGGCAAAAGGTTGTGAATGAAGAAGGTGAACCGAAAGCAGTTCAAAAATCAGAAGATGAACTAAAACAAGAACCAACCGCCGTTGAGAAGGCCCAAGGCGGCGTTCAAGGGTTGCTTTTTGTGTTTGCTGTCATTATGATTATAGTTGCAATGTCTGCATTGTTTGGAACATGCGGATAAATGGCAATTCTTCATTGTATTGCTTCGATTGTGTGCATATCTTTTGTACAACCTACATGTATTTCAGTGTGATATACCAAAGCCGATCCATACTTTTGCAAAAGAATGTTCTTCGGAGTGGTTGCCGAACAATAACATATTTGAAAGGTGTTTTTCCGTATTGATCCCGTCAACCACAATTGGGACAATCAGAATTACACCTTTCTTCTTTTAAACTTATCTGTATGGATCAATCAATTATTCCCTTATCGGAGAAGACCGCCAATGATCTTTGTGAAGCTTTACAAAATTGTAGCTATTCAATGAAGTCGCTTGCAAATTCTTTCGGCCAAGCATCGAAAAATCTTGCAGTCAATAAAGTAACAATTGATATTACTAAGTATCAAGTGAAAGTCTGTATGTCCAACATTCTAATACGTTGGTATTGGAAACGCAAATTGCGTCGGGCCGAAATACGCTTGTCTAATTTTGAAAATATTATTGCAAATGAACGGTAACGGGCTGATCCATATTGAATTCAAATCCGGCGGCCATGATTATTTCGGATCAATAGCGGCCCTTTTTGACACCTATGCCCCCGAAACATTGGGGGTATCAAAACAACGCTTGTATGACTGTAAGATCACGCCGGATCGCCCCTACCGGAATAAGATTTGCACCATACGGAAAGGAAGCATTAAGAGAAAGAAGGGGAATCGAACAACTTCAAAATCATAAAGTTATGAATTACAGGGATTTAAAAGGTAAAACGATCTTTGATTTCGCTAAAGACGAAAGGATCATTGAAGAAATTGTTGATTTCAAACCTTCGGATAAGGAATTGAAAGACAATTACTTGAAAAGTCACCCAATCAACATTGCACGTGACATTTATGAATATGCGTGCACGGTGAAGAATAAAGAACTTCGTCAAGCCGCCTTATTGTATGGTGACGAACTTCAAGAAGAAATGGAAGAAAGGGCCGAAGAAGCGGCAAAAGAAGGAATCATTGTTGACTGAAAGAAAGGGGGCTTTATTTGGCCCCCTTTAAATTATAATGTTTCAAGTAATAATCAAATGAATCTTCACCGCTATAACAGAACTTTATGATTCTCTTAATGTCTGTTTTCGTGAACTTACGTCCTGTATCCGGGTTTATACGATTTTTGAATCCTTCGGATACTCCGTCGATCAATCCGGTCATTTGATCCGTGTATCTGCCTTCAAACAAATGCTTCTTCACAATCGACAACACCTTGCTTCGATCCAATCCCAAGACATCAATCAACCTGTCATAATTGCAAACCATATCATTATAAGCCGTTGAACTTCTGTTTGTGGTGAATTCTGTGTGTGGAGTGTCTTTTGCGCCTAATGCTTTGTAAAATTCCGGCAATGTCTTTCGGGCTACAAACTCATTTGCCAACTCCATGAAACGGCGCTCAAGTGTAGACAAGAACATGTTTCCCTGCTTGTTACGGTTGTGCGTGATTTCATGCCAAAGCGTTGCCATTGCATCGGCTTCATTGAAGGTTATATCAATACCGTTTTTGACTTTGTTCATTGCGGAAACACACAATTCCAATCGGTCTTGTGCTAAACTGATTTTTCCTTTCATATCGGTTGAACCGTTGTTGTTTCGGTTTTTGTCAACTGCCAAAGTATCGAAGCCATGTTCAAACCAACCTTCCTTGGTTCCAACCGTCTTGATTTCGTCCCTCACATGTTCCGGTGTCTGTATCTTTGCACCTTTACTTTGATTCAATACAGCGTTTGCAATGTCACTTTCCAAAGATTGAATTGAAGTGTTGATTGAAGTCGTAATGTTTGGGTTTCCGATTATTGCCGGATTGTTTTGCAATGATTTGGACCATGACTTCAATTGCGCCCCATTAACCCCCAATTTTTCGGCCTTACCGATAAGCGATTGAATCTTACCCAATAGATTGTAATAGTTAGTTTCATGCTTGGTGATCTGATCTTCAAGGGCCTTTATAATTCGGCGTAATTGGACTGGATCATTATTCGGACGAACAACATTCAACATTTCAGTCGAAACGCCCCACATAAGGCAACGGGGCTTCAATGCTGCGATTTCGGCATCTATTGCGGCCAATTCTGCAACTTTTGGATCGACTTTGGGTTTTTCGATTTTAGGTTTGACCAAATTCAACCCACCGGAAACCCGCCCGCCTTTGAAATTATCTTTGATAAAGTAGGGGATCGAAGACCAACCTTCGGCGGCTTCTTCGTGTTCTTTGATCCATTGCTTGAACTTGTCGGGAACCTCGGAAACAAGGTTGCGTGACGCATACTTTTTATATTCCGTTCCTTTCAATGCCGCCTTCATTTCATCAAGTTCTTGATTGTCGAATTCGTCCGGGTCTTGAAGAATAGGGATCATTAAACAACGGCATTGCGGATGCCAACCTTTGAAGACGAAACTTTTTGGGTATCGTCCGGCCAAGGTGTCGCAAATGTCCACAAATGGGACCTTCTTTCCCGTTTTTGGATCGGTTGTTGTATGATTGTTGGAAAGTCGTATTTCAAAGCCAACAACGAAGTCAAGATTCGCCCACCGAAGCCGTTCCGATTCTCTGTAAGCCATGTTTATTTCGGATCGGGTTAACCGCATTGCATTTTTGTAAGAGGACCGATAAACGCCTTGGCCGGGATGAAATGCGGCGGCGGCCTTAGACAAATGAAGTTGTCCCCTTTTATCACGTACTCGCCGGAACAAACGATCCGGGTCAATAAGGCTTCCCCGCAAGTCTTTCGACAACTGTTGTGCGGATCGGCCTTCACCGATTCCGACATCAATTCCAAATTCCATTGTTTTTTTGAATTGCCCGGCGTATTTCCAAACCCGCTTGGATAGATCAAGGCCGTTGACCTTTCGTTTCTGAAATGCGTCAAGGGCGTCAAGGTTGCGATCTTGCATCTTGGACAACATGCGTTTCCCAACCTTTGACGTGTTCATAATCGACTGAAGGAATTCGTCGTTCTTCTTACATGCGTACAACCATTCATTCCGGGAACCTTTTTCAATTACCGCTTGCATATTTGAAGCAAGGCCATTGATGATGTTTTGGGCCGTTGCTGAAGTTGAAGGATAATCGGCAAAAGAAAAAGGCTTGTCCGGGTCTATATTGGTACGCATGGCAAGTCGGGCGAATTCGGCAATAGCTTCATTATAAAGCTTGTCGATCACTGCAACATAAGCTTCCGTCTTTTGATAATGTGAAGCGTCCCAACCTTGCACGGAAAAGCGTTTATTTGGGCCGTCTTGCTTCTTTGCCCGTGTCATGGTTGTTTCTCCTTATAATAGTCGCAAGGGCGTCCATTTGCGCCGTATGCGACTTTAAAACCATACGGGTTTCGTACTTTGTTGAAGCAATCAATCATGAAATTGCTTACCACACTACCACCCCAAACGCATTTCTTGCAATCGACAAGGGGTTTCACTTTTGTTGTTCTCCCTGCCATTGTTTATGCTTCTGTTGGTTCGTTAATAAAGAATGAAGCGGCCCGGTCGGATTCGGCTTGCATTTGAGCAAAGTCGGCATCCGGGTCCTTGGATAATCGTGCAAGTTTTGCCGAAAGCTTTTGAGAAACAAGCGGTTTTCCACCGTTGGCCGTTGTCCATTTTGTCACTTCGGCTTGATCATCTTCGATCATATACGGGGTGATTTCCGGTTCGATCTGCAACATGTTTGCGTCATTCTGAAGCTTCATGTTAAATTGCCCGACATAGGCTTTTATTACATTGACACGACGTTGCAAGTATTCGTCAAACACTTCTTGATGATCTGCAACCTTCAAATGTGCATCCATGAACAAAAGCTTCAGAGCAACACCGGAAATTGCGCCAAGACCTTTCACGGCATCGAATGAAATATCCGGGGTTTGTGTAATGGTGTAGATCATACGAAGCAAGGTTTCGATCTCCAATTTGACCGATTCCGGGGCGTTCTGCCAAGAAAGGTATTGCGCCGTTGCGCCGTCTTCACCTTCAATGATTGATCCGGTTTCGCCTTTCTTGCTGAACCCTTTGACTTCACCTTGAACGAAGATTTTTGGCGAAGCATGATAATCGTTGGTATCTGCAAAGTTGGAAAGAAGCTTTTCAAGACGATCAATAAGAACTTGTACGTCGGCCCATTCAACGTGTTCTTGGCAACCGAAGACAACGGGAATCTTCCCAATCGCAATGTTCTTTGGATAACCTTCTACAAGGTCATATCCATTTGATCCGATTTCCCAAAGGAAGTGTTGCTTGTCTGTGTATGTCTCAAAGAAAGTATGTGAAACCTTCTTTTCGTCAACCCGAACGAATTCACGGGAAAAGGCAACCATGTCCCCGGATTCATCGAAGTAGGGGTAAAGCGTATCGCCCAATAACGGGGAAAAGACCGCAACACGCAATTTGAACTTTGACTTGAACCCGTAATCTTCGTTTTCTTTTTCAACCGGATACCATAATTCGGCACATTCTGTGCAACTGAAGATGTTGCGGGCGACCTTTCGGTTCAAAGACTTGTCCTTGACGTCAAACAAGATGCGCTTGACTGCCTTTAAAACTGTTTCTTGTGATTCCCCTTTGGTTTCCGCATTTAGTTCTACGGGATTGCCAAAGATGAAAGCAACGGCCCGTTTAACAATCAGCTTTTGAAGGGATAGAGCAATACGAGCGACGGGTTCCCACCGATACCCTGTTTGTTCTTCCCCGTTGACGGCTGTCACCACTGTTGTTGTGTTGTCGTCTTCTGTAAGATCGTCTTTGTCGATTTTGACTTTTTTGTCTGGACGATTGATCTTGTTGAATACTTCGTGTTGAAGTGGGTCAAGGTCTTTGATTGCACCTTTGGCGTCCGGTAATGGAATACCACGTTTTGACTTCAATTCCGTGATAACATCGGTTTGATTGTCTTTTTTGAAAACTTCTTCTATTGTCATAATTTAAAATTTGGTATATCAGTGTGATATAGTTTAGGGCATGAAAAATCAAGCAAACAGACCGCCCAAACTCTGTTGCTTGCTTCCTTTTCTCTTTTCGACGGTTCCGGTCAATGCGTCCGGGGCGTCGTCATGGTCATTCTTGCCGACCTTCATGTAATTTGTTATAGCCTTGTAGAATTCCGGCCACATGTGTTCCCACCCCTTCGGGAAATAGAGCAAGTTTTGAACGGCCGCCGAATGTTGGTAAATGCGGATAGCCTTGTTGTCCTTTTGATGAAACCACTTGATCTTGGTCTTGTTGTTCCCCATGATCCGACATTGTGTGCCAACATTACGGGCGAAGCCACGCCCGCCGTTGTTCGATTCGATCACCGCCTCTTGGATATTGTGCTTCGATAACATTTCGGCTGTTTTCGGTTCGGTGTACTCCATTCCCTTTTGCGTATATAAGACATCAAGTACATAGTTCCCGGCTTCCGTTTCGACATAACAGATTGAACACAAGAAGTCTTTCCCTTCGTCGGCCGTATCCGTGTAGTTCTTGCGGATCATTCGTTTGCAATATGGAATTACTTCATATTCGTTGAAAGGATTTTCATACATCAAGCCTTCAACGGGTTTCGGGTCTTGCTGATAAAGGGATTCAAATACATGCGGGTTTCGCTTTCTTGTAGACTGAAGCTTCGCAAGGTTGTGTCTTTCGGGCCAAAGGGCTTCACCTTCTTCACGGGGATCATATTCACTTGGCGCACCAACTTTGATTGCTTGGTACACGACGACAACCCAACCGTCGGGATTGTCTTCAGAGTAACGCCCTTGTTGTTCCAATAGCCGCCCGGCCAAATCATGCTCGTGCCAACGGGTGAACACGATCAATTGTTGGCTATCATTGTGAAGGCGGGTTTCTGCAACTGTGTCGTACCAATCTTCAATTGCTTCACGGACAACCGGGGACCAAGCGGATTTGGCATCTTTGTAAATATCGTCCATGATCAGCATGTCAACGGGTTCACCTGTCAACGGACCGCCGACACCAACGGTCTTGACCGAACCACGGCGGCCGACAATTTCAAATTCATCGGCATTTCTTAACCACGATCCGGCAATGGTTGTCACATTGGAAGAATTCAAGCACGTGTCGGGGAATATTTCGTGATATTCCGGTGAATCAATCACCCTTTGGATTTCACGGTTGAACTTTCGGGCCTTCGGTGCATTATAGGAAACAACGGCGATCTTTGTATCCGGCTTCCTTCCCAATACATAAGAAGGCAAACGCCGGGTTGATCCTTCCGATTTACCATGTTGCGGGGGCATGAAGACCATTAGTTTTTTGATCTTGCCTTCCGCAAAGTCGTTCAGAACTTTGTAATAACGTCTATGAAAGTCGGCGGGCTTGAAAGTCTGCATTGTTGAAGACGTAAACGGCAAAAGGTTAGTCCGGCTTTGCCGAATCAACCTTTCACGTAAAGCCTTGAAGTATTGCAACTTCTCCCTTCGTGATACTCTATTGCCCTTATTTGCTTTTGCTGCTTTCATTTACCGTTTGCAAGTCTCCTTTCTATGTCTGCGATTTTTGCGTCCAATTCTTCATCCGTAAGATTTCCGAATAAGTCTTTCCCGTCTTTTCCGGTGACTTCGGCCGATTGACGATTCTTGAAGTTGTCCGGGTCCCCGTTTGTAAGGGTGAATATGATTGCGGCCGTGTCCGGCTGAATGTGCTTTTTGATGATCGTTTGTTCTTTAACTTTAGGCTTTACCACCTTCTTGCCTGTCTTTGGGTCAATTTCGGATTCCTTGGAATCAACATACACCGTTTTACTTTCGTCAACGGTGTAGCCTTGAATCTTCTTCAACAAAGACTTCTTTGCTTCAGTGACAAAGAATTCCATTCTTGCGGCTTCTGCCTTTTTTATGCACTCCGAAAACTCCGGTTTGCTTGCCTTCCATTCATGAAACGTGCTTTCGGAAATACCGGAAAGGCGGCAAACTTCAGCTATTGTGTAGCTATCGGCCCGGATAAGGGAACATATCGTTTCAACGATCTTTGTGTTATACTTTGCCATTGTTTTACTCTTTTAGTTCACATTTGAAGCCCCGGTCTTGCAGTTCGGAAAAGAGCATTGATAGTTTAGCAACGTCGCCACATTCCACGATCAAGCGGGTGTCGATCACTTTCTTTTCTTCTTCCGGTTCTTCTTCTTCATCCGGCTGAACTTCAAATTCGGGGATTCCCCAATCAACCGGGTCGATTTCCCATTCTTTTGCGATTTGCTGAACGTTTTCTTCATCCCATTCAATATTGGCTTTGGCTGAAGCATTATCGGCAATAGCCAATTCCCGGCCAAATTTTGAATCAAGATCAACATCGGTTCTTTTCACTGCGACAATCTGATCCCCGGTTGTTTCAACGACAATCACATTTTCAAGGCCAATTGCGGCCGCATTTTCGACGGTTTTGTTTCCGGCGATAATTCGGTTGTTCTTATCCAAAAGAATTGAACGTCCGGCCCCAAATTGGCGTAGGGACGTTTCGACAAGATGTTGTCCGTATTCGGTTCCTTTGTTGGCGTTGATGTTGTCCGGGATCAACTTGTCAATCTTGGTTTCGGTGATCTTGTTTGTTTTCATAGCTTGAAAAGTGAATGGATAAAGGGTGAAAGAAAAAAGAATGTCAATGCAAAGGCTATCAATGCGCCGATAACAGTGAACACAAAGTCAAGCAATTCGACACAACCATATCCCCGGCTGTCTCGATATTCCTTTGCAGCCCCGGCACAAACACCAAGAGCAAAACCAAGCCAAGGGAACCACAACCCGAAGACAAGAGAAATGATAAATCCTGCAAGGGTGTGAAGGCGTTTATCTTTGGTAAAAATTGAAAGGACCTTTTCTTTGATTGAAGGTTGATTGAAAACGGTTTTTGATCCGTCGATCCAAACCGGGGGTTGAGTATTGCCGGAACGAACCGACAACCAAACGTTCCCAAATAGAAGAATTGAAAGACGTTCTTTGATTGAAGGCTTCCAACATGAAATGCACTGTTTCCCGTCATTCCACACTGACAAAGACGAACATTCTTCATTTGTCATGTCTCCGGGCTTCTGAAGCACTTTGGTTGCTTCTTTGAAATTCTTTGGTTTCATATCGTTGATTATTAGCGTTAATAATCTGCGAAAATAAAGAAAGGTATATCACACTGATATACCTTTCAGCGAAAAGATATGAAACATTTATCCTTATACCTTCATGCGAATCGGAAATCCGGCAAAGTTCCAAGCAAGAAGGGCGGCGTCCCTTGCATCTTGATTCGTTCGTTTTTTGATTCCGGTGAAGTACGCCAATTCTTCATGGGTGATTTTCCCTTCTTTTCCTTTCCAATGCTTTTTCAAAGGGAAATGCGGCAAGACCTCAATTCTGTAATGCTTGCACATTTCAATGATTTTTCGTCCGGTTTCATGGTTGGACCCAACGTTCTTTGCTATCTTTTCAGCCCGGCGGCCTTGGTAGTTATGATAATTACTTTTTCCGACAAGCCAACCCGCTTCAACGAGAACAATTAAAGATTCTCCGTTTTTTGCGCAACCTTCTTTTACACATTGCAGATAATCCAATAATTCGGGGAAAGGAAGGGTTTGAATATTGAATGATCTTGTCTTTGTGTCTAAGCGGGCGACGCCGGATTCTTCCGTGTCCGGGTCAATTGCTATGATTATATCATACTTCATTGTCTGATCGTCTTAGAATGGTAGATCATCGGCCGGGTTGCCACTTGATGTTGGAGTAGGGGCCGCCGTTGAATTACTTTGCGCCGGGGCCGCCTGTTGGTTCCCTTCTCCTTTCATTCCACAAAGAAATACTTCACTTGCTTCTACATTGATCGCAATTTGTTTGTTTCCGGCCTTATCGTCATACATCTTCACGTCTTCCCGGCCATGAACAAAGACTTTGACCCCGGATTTCAAAAGGGGAAAGACATTTCCACCTTCGCCGTACCAAAGAACGGAAATCCAAACGGGGACTTTTACTTTGTTTCCTTGACTGTCTTTTGTGAATTTTTCGTGTGCAACTGAAAAGGCTACATACTTTTTGCCGTTAAATTCTCTGATAACGGCATCGGAACCAAGGTTTCCAATAACTTGAACATTTAGCATAACTGTTTTAATTTGATGATTTCTAATTTGTTAGTTTCTTTATTGATCTTTGCGACATACACAAGTGTTGCGCATGTATCCGGCCCAACTGCAAGATCAACGTAAATTTTTCGTCGGGCCAATCTTTGATTGACTTTTCGTAAAAGCCGGATTGCGAACTTTCGGGCACGCTTTTCAATCTTTTCCTTTCTCATAGAATTGCGGGTATTTATTGCGCAAGATTGAATCAGCCTTGAACATCGCTTCTTCTGAAGCTTTTTCAAATGCTTCTCCGAAGCGGTTGTCACGTTTTGGACCAATACTTCTTGGCAATGGTGAAACTTCTGAAATGTGTCTTTCCTTCCCGGTTGTAAGAAGGAAAGATCGGTTGTCGTTGTAGTGATAACTTTTGCAACTGCAAAGCAAAATCAATGCAAATGCAATGCAATAGAATACTTTTTTCATTTTCTTGGTGTCTCCATTTTTTTGATAATTTGTTTAAACTCTTTGTTACTCATATTGTTAGGAACGAATTGTTCTTTGACGCAATTAAAAGGGCGAATATGATATTTCAATACTTCCTTTGCTTCTTCCCTTGCTTTTTCCACACACATTTCAATGTATTCTTCATCGGTCATGTTGTAGTCGGTGATTGTATCAACTACGGAAGAAAAACGGCATAAAAGGCCGTTTGGCTGTCTTGCGATAAAACTTCCCATGATTTTAATTTATTTTGATTCCTAATTGAAAACTAAGAATGTGTTTCAACTCTGATATATCTTTAATATATCCCTCAAACATGGTTTCCCATTCATAGACAGAATGTGCAAACATTTCTACTTTTATTTGCATCCCGTCTTTGGTTGGAATGAAAACCCAAAGACGAAACCTTGCCATACAGACAAAACTTCCTATCGTTTTTGTCATGTTAACCATTTCGGGTGTTTCCCAAAGCCCAATATTTATTCCATTACCCTTGTATTCGAAACATGGATAATACTGTGTAAGTAAAACTGATATGGAATTACGCAAGTCTTTGATTTCATTCATTATTATTATAATTTACAATAGAATCGTCTGTATTTAAACGCTTGTAGAAGCGTCTCAATATCATATATTTTAAAAGGTTCTAATAACTTCTTTAATTGTTTATCAATCGCATCTTCGGGAAGATAGCCCGTTTCAAGATCAAAGACAATCCTAAATCGGTTATCAGTATTTGCACCGATGATGAACCCGTTTTTTGAACATACGTTGAATGACATTTCGATAGTTTCGATATATGAACTATCGGCATGGCCTTCACACCCTAAAATCTTGATTTTATCAAGTCTTATCATGTCAATTGGATTCATCTTTTCGCTACCATAGAATGTACTTCTTATTTTCATATATGATTCATGATTTTCCGAAACTCCGCTTCTGCGTCAATTGGTTCTCCGCAAGCTTGACCAAGAGCAACCGCCGTTATTACGGACCGAAACGCTTCTTCGCACTTCTTTTTTGTTTTAATTTCCGCATCTTTGACAAATGCCGCCGTAGCTTTTTCCCATTTACATTTCACTTCTTCACGTGCCATATTTACGGCCGTTAATGCTATTTCTGAAAATACAATGGTCTGATTCCCTGTTACCTCTATATCGGTAAGTGAATTGTTTTTGATTAAATCTTCTGCTGTCATAATCTTAATATTTAAAATTTTCAAACTTACAACTTTTAAAAATTTGTCTTTTGTTTACCCACCAAGCGAAATGTCTTTGGTCATTGGTGGGCGGTTGATTTGTGTCTAAATCTCTGTAAGGCATTGCGAAAGGAACACAACCCAATGAATCAAGATATAAAGCCCGTTTTTCAGCATCTTCGATTTGTCCGTCTTTCACAAGCATATAAAAGAAAAGTTTATAGCTTGGGATTCCGGCTTCTTTCAAATATGCGATTGCGGTTGTGACTTCATCGGTTATTGCTGAATGATCATAAGCCATTCGCAAATATCGTTTCCATTTGACATGCGAAAGTAGGTGAGCGATATTCTTATCTTTTGCAATAATACGGCAATCAATACCTTGATTAAAGTCAACTTTCACCTTTAAAGAAATGATCTTTTCTATTTGATCCAATCCCCAATCCGACGCAATTACATTATTGTCCATAAGTGTAGCCGATTGTCGCCCGTTTAAAAATTCGGAGATGTCGGCATGTTTCCGAATAAAACCTTCCTTTCGGGGCACAATACAAAAACTACATTGATTTACGCATCCCCTTGTTAAGAACCCGTAGGCATCATTATACATTGGATAAAGTGAATAATCCGGGCAAATGTGCTCAACTTCATTTGGCAAAGTCTGATCATACATTTTGTAACCGGACCCACCTTTAACAACTTCATCCGCTTGAATGACACGTAGATCGTCGGGCGTGAAAGCAAAAACTTTACTCATGTAAACACGATCATAGTGTTCAATCCCGGAATACCATTCAACCGAATCACCTTCCCTTTTATGCCATGAAGATAGTTTCATCAATGCAAGATTGGGAAAGTTATGTCCGTCAACGTCGATCAGCCCAATTTTTGACATTTTATTTTGCTTTTAAATTTTGAAAAGATTGTAGTTAGAAGAAACACAATTGCCGGGTAAATCTTCCCGGTTGATTCCGGCTTTCTTCAATAATGTATCTTTGAAGTAGAATCGACCCTTCGGAAACATTTGTGTTACCATTTCGACGAAACATTCAAGGTCTTGTTTGGGGTAATGTTTGCCGGACAAAAGACCAACTTTATATAAGTCGCATATACCATTCGTCAAATTCATCATTGCAAGGCTTTGGGGAATGTCAATCACGGGTTCAATACTCGCCCAAGTTTTGAAACCAAGGTCATGAAGGTCTTTCATCATTTGAATTCTTTCCATATTAGAAGCCGCACCGGGTTCAAGATCATCGCTTCCGGTAAGGGTGAACCCAAAGGCAATTGATTCTTTATAAGCCACGAAACGAATGTTGTCAAATGTTGCATTGCATATCGGCCCGTAGGTGACATTTCCGAAAATACTGTTGAAGAAGTCCGTTCGCTTTGTAAGAATCGTCACATTGACATTGTTTTGCACACAAATCGCAATTGCTTCTTTGGTCAATTCAATGGTTTCGGGTAACATTGGATCAGTTGTGAACGAAAAGAATAATCCGTTTTTCTGAAGGTCTTCCAAATTCTGTTGAAGTTCTTTTTTGAACACTTCTTTTGCGTGATCAACGTCTTTGAAACATTTCTTCAATTCCGGGTGATCAATACCAAGGACCTTTGCGCCGATCCCTTTTTTCAAATAACAATATTCACAACCGTTGGAACACCCAACAAAGAAGTTGCAAGCATAAGTTGCATATTCTCCGGCTTTCCCCGCAGGGCAATAAATTGCTTTTCCACTAAATTTATTCATGATATTTATTGTTTTATGATTTTTGAAATTCCTTGATCAAAGTATCGGCCAATAAAACGGCTTCCTTTGCAACTCCTTCAAGCATGTATTCCGAACCTTCTTCAATCCGGGTTGCAAGGTCCTCATTTGAAAGAATTCCTTTCATTGCGTCTTTGGCAGCTTCCCAACGTCTTTGTTCCCAAATGTTCTTGTATATAATACAGTCGTTAAAACCGGGGCATCCGTTCCCTTGGTGGGGACATTGCGCACAATCAATGATTATACGGCCTTTTGTTATTTCTTTTTCCATGTGATATGTGTTATTGGATCAGCATTTTAGCTAATTTTTCTTTAACCATTTTGTCAATTGTTCCTTTGACAACTTCTTCTTTTAAAGATGATGTAATGTCGTCGGTGTAACAATCAAGCCTTTCTTTGATGATCGCTTTCAATTCTTTTCTATATTCGTTTACACCTTCTCTAATTTCGGAAGAAATTATACTGTCTATTTCGCTTTTTATTTTTCCTTTGGCTTCTTCAGTTAAGCAAGTATAAGTGTTCCAACCACTTTGTTGAGTTTTGAGTAATCCGAAATAGTTTGTTTTCTCAATTTCCTTCTTTACAGTGGAAACTAATTTATCCATGATTGTAGAATTGGCTATCGACTTCAAATAATTTTTAGCAAACGCATTGATAATTGATGATTTGACGGTGATTTCCATTTCCTTATCATTTCCGATCAATCTTTCCAAAGCTTCTAAACTGTTGATTTGTACTTTCATAAATTATTGTTGTTTAATTGATTAATATTTGAATTCTGTGAAGTGTACAATTGCCATTGTTTGCGAATTGTCATAAGGAAGAAACCATTCTTTGAAGACATCGAAGGGCAATCCGTCGTTTAGGGCTGCTTCACTCAACTTCAACATTTTGAATCTTTGTGATTCATTGTCCCAAACTTGGCAAACATCTTCTTTCCATGATTCGGCATCACCAATGATCAATGGTTGAATACTGATCTTGTCAAATCGGGCAATCTCAATTTGCTTTGATCGGTATGGCATACCTTCCCATTGTCTGATCGAAAGGTAAGCTTTACCGGAATTGATCAATTCGGCCTTCTTTTTCCACCAAGCAAGATTGGCCCGGATTGTATGTTTCTTTTCGCCGGAAGACAACTTTTCAGCAAAGTTTGTCGGTTCCCCGGCGTTTGACATTCTTTTGGGAAATGCTTTTGAAAGCATTAAAACAACTTTTTTCTTTTCCATGATTTTAATTTGTTATATGCAATTGCATTGCAAATGATTTACTTTTGATTTATTTTTGCTTGTTTCCCGAAAATATCGTTGTCTATTACCTTGTATCCTTTTTCTTCAAGGAACCGATCAACAACCGGGACATTTAGACGGGTTTCTCCATTATGCTTGAACCAACCCGGAAGCCCTTTAACATCAGCCCAAAATTTGAAAGATTGGGAATTGGCGACTTGCTGCTTGAATCCGTAAAACTCTACAAATCCAAAATCACGTCGTTCGTTTTGGGGATTTATCAATGTGATCGGTTTCATTATATGTTATTGACATAATCAAGAAGTTCGGCCCGGTATTGGATTCTTTCAGATTTTTCGACCTCTTTTAGTTCATCAAAAAGCGAATAATCGAATATTTCGTCAATTGCATCTTGGCAAAGTTTTTGAAGTTTTTCCGGGGCAACGGCATCAAGTTCAACTTGTCCCAGTCCGTCCCAATTAGCCGAACGACTATCACCTTCTTTCACGGGTGCGGGTGGCAATTTCCATGAAACAACTTGTTCGTGTAAAAGAGCGATCCGACGGACTTCAATACTTTCGCAACCAAGGCGAATGATATTTTCCTTTATTGCCCTTGGAATATCTTCACCCGACGGATCATAATCTCCAAAATATAAAATAATAGGTGTTTTCCCGGCGATTTCCGCATCTTTGAATCGTTGTGTTGCTTCGTTTAGGAAGGTTAAAGAAGGGTATCCCTTGCAAGCACCAAGCGCAATGTCGTTATTTCTACATGTCCGTTGAAACACACCTTGCAACGCTTTCTTTTCAATGAATATTTCGGGATAATATGGTTGATTTTCCCAACGGTTTTTATTATATTGGTTCATCCATGCTTCGACTTGTTCTTTTCCTTTTTCAATGGAAGAATTCAAGTCCGTTTCTTCGTAATCAGTGAAACCAATCATTGCCCGGTCATGGTCTGAAAAGGCATCAAAATCAACAAGTCCGGCCCAACGTGCATCAATCATGGCATTGACAACTCTTTTGTAATGTGAAATAGTATTAGTCATACCAATTGAAACAAGCTGATAGTGTAATCCTCTAAGTGTCAATATACCCTTTTCGTAACGGTCAACTATTTCGATAGCGTTTTCCGTAATCCATTGTTTTGTATATATATCTTTAATTCTTGGCATAGTGGTAACGTTTAATTTGTTAGTAATGAGTTGTTTTACTGCGAAATTTTTCCGCATATTCTTCGTTTTTGTTTTCCGGGGAAACAAGGATCACCGTATTAGCGTCGATTCTCAATGAAACCTTTCCTTTATCCCGTTTTCTCAATTCTTCCAAGTTAATTGATCCATTCTTGGAAATATCGGCCTTTTGGGGCCGTTTCTGACCTTCGGCGGTCAAACCTTCATTTTTTCTTGGCATATACTACTGTGATATAGGTTGTTTTAAAATTTTGTTTATACGAATTGCGATTGCCCGAAATGTTGGGTTGTATTTTACTTCATCGTCGTACTTGTTCAGATAATGAAGCATCGTTGTATGATCCCGGTGAATATACCGGGCAATTTCTTTCAACTTCATTCCGGTCTTTCGACAATGATAAGTGAATATCATGCGAGCGAAGAAGGAATCACGACACCGGACTTCGGTTGTGTATTCTTCAAATTTCAATCCCATGACTTCTTGTATCGCCCCTTTGATTTTAAAAATAGTTATTGCAAGATATTTTTCGGATTCTTCTTTTGTCTGGAACAAAACTTTCATCCCTCTAACATCGGCAATGTGCTTTTCGATCATTGCCCCTTTGCTTTCGATCCAATTATCAAGCATATAAATTGAATCACATTCAAAAAGCAATTTCAGATCAAACAACATGTGTGATTCCCAAGGAGCATCGACACCCAAACGAAGTTCAAACGGATTGACAACATCATGTCCAAGACCTTGCAAGTATGATTCCGCTTGCTTGAATTTCTTCTTTGCTTCTTCTGAAGGAAGGCCGGAAATTTTGCCCGAAATATAAGTCTTCATAATTGTTATTTTATTTATTATCAATTGAATATGTTTTTCGGCGGTCTTTGCCTTTTATCTCAAAGTAATTGCACATTTCATTCAAGCGGCTTGCAACTCGATCCCCGTATCGGTCGATCAATACTTTATGGCTCATGGGAAGGTTAGACGTTATAAGGGTTATTTTATCGGTGAAATCCCCCCTATATTCAAGCAATTGTTGTATCACCCCCATGCGATTACCCATGTACAGGCTTTCAATCGGTTCAGAACTTGAACCCAAGTCTTGAATTCCAAGAATAGCCCTTTTTTTATATTTGTCAATGGACCCTTTTTCGGTAAATTCTTCGCAAATTGTATCGGAACGAAAACAGGGCCAACGAAGGCAAAATTGTTCATTACCGATTGTCACTTGTACATTGTCAATATCGCAATACGCCGACATTATTTCTAAAGCCCAAGACTTACCGCTTCCGGTGTTTCCTGCAATGTATATTCCGGCGGTCAATCTTCCGGGAATGATCTCTTTTGTCGCCGGATCAATACATTTGAAGTCTTGATCCCCGTGAATCCAACGGATCAAATTTTCATATACAAATCGGTTTTCGTTGTCAATGCAGAACTTCGGGTTTCGATCTTTTCCGATTGCTTCAACAACTTGCATTGCAAAAGGCAATTGGTAAGGCAAATATGAATTGCGTCTAATTGTATGAAAGAAACCTTTATTTCTTATATTCCCGATAATGCTTCCTATTGGTCTTTCCATATATCATTCACTTGTTGATCATTACTTGTTGAACCGGGTTTCACGTTCTTGTTGTCGTAATTTCCTTCAAGGACCTTGACCCAATTCTTTTCATTTGCAAATAGCCAATCGAAAGTTGCCTTCCAACCTCTTTTATTGTCTCCCCGGCAAAACTTTGAAGCTTCCATTTTGACGAAGACTTCCTTCAGTGTTTCAAGGCTTCCTTGCATTTCTTCAAGACGAATCCGAATTTTGTTTTTCCGGGCATCTGATAGTTTAACTATTGCCGAATAAGACGGACAATATGTTTGATATAATTCAACCACCGCTTTGAAATCTATGTCTTTCCCCTTTTTCTTTCCGTTTCCGGGAACTTCTTCGCTTTGCTGACTACTTGGTTGATCGGGCGTTGAATCTTCGGGAACGGGGCTTTCTTGGGGTTCTTCGGGTTGTTCTTCTAAACGCCAACGGCTTTGCGCTGCCCGTCTGCGCTTGTCTGCGATATTTGCCCTTTTCTTTAGTCTTTTATTGACTGATTCGGACCAATAAAATTGCCCGTCATTCTTGAACAAACCGAATTCAAACACGACATCTTTTATCATTTTGGCATCACCATGTAATTGATATGCGAGCGCACCAACCTTTGACACCTCTAACATTCCGTTTTGCTCGTATAAATTTTCAATGATGCACCAATAGGCCCCCAACCCTTCAAGACCGTATTTTTGTTGCACTGCAACCAATTTAGGATCATTTCGGGCGTTGAAATCATGCGAGAAAAAATAGGTTTCTTTTGCCATTGTCAATTCATTTAAAAAGTTCTGTAATTTTATCCCCCGATCCGGTAAAAGACCGGGGGAAAGGAAAAGCAATGATTATTGTTCAATGATTGCGATTTCCGGCGCAATTTCCCGGATTGCGTTAAGTTGTTCGTCGATCACTTTATCCCGAAGGTCTTCCAAGGCTTGACACGCACCCGGTGACATAAGATACAACTTCACGCTTCTTCCATTGATTGAAGCATAGAATTCAACTTCAAGGTCTTCGGCCGGACGTCCTTTGAAAAGCGGGATTCTCAATTTGAAAGCCCCCGGCAAATTGGAAGTAACAACGCCGGAATAATTATCGGCAAAGCTTCCGTTGTCCGCTTTTTGCTTTTCAATTGTAGTGTTGACCTTTGCTTCAAAGTTCTTTAAATCGGTGACAAGTTTCATGTTTTCCGATTTGTCCGGAAAGAAGGCACGATTCATTTTAAAGAATTGTCCAAGTTCGTTCGGGTCCCAAGCATAAGCATTGTCATTGATCCCAAATTCTTTGAATTTCGGGTGTTTCTGAAGTGTTCCAAGAACTTTGCCTTCTTTGTATTGATCATCTTCACAGATCACTAACTTGATTGTCAGGTTTTCACGGTTTACGAGTACGTGACAACGCTTTTGGTTGATTTGATCTTCTTCGGACAATCTCTTTGTCAAGAATTCAAGCGGTGCGCCAATAGTCCCGGATAAATCAACTTTGATTGGGGCTTTTACTTCCAACTCGTTTACTTCACTAACTTCACGAACAACTAATTCGGCTTTTGTAACTCCTTGACCTAAAACAACTTGCAATTTTTCATTTTCCATGACTTAAAAAATTAATCGTTAATAACTTGAATTTCATTTACTTGCCCCTTGAAAGCCTTGCAAGGCTTGAAATGTGGAACAATTGTTTCGGGAACCACAACCGAAGTTCCGGCCGTGATATTCCGTGCAACTTTCGCTTGTCGTCGCTTTGGGGAAAGGGTTCCAAAACCACGAATGAAAATTGAATCACCATTTGCGATTGTTTCTTTCGCAACATCAAACGCCGTATTGATCGCATGTTCAACGTCGATCTTGTTGATTTCAGCACGTTCGGCAATCGTGTTGATAAGTTCTTGCTTTGTCATAATTATATGATTTTTAATCGTTTGTCCCCGTTCTATTCATTTGAAAGATTGTTGTTTGAAGTTCATCCGGGAAAGCCGGGCGGGATTCCACAAGATCACCTTGTTCGTCGTAGAAACCAACCATTCGTTCTTCGTTATCGACAAACTTGAAAAGTCTACCGGAAACGACTTGACCTTTCTTCTTGATACACTTCAAAAGTTGCTTTCCTTCTTTGGCTAAAGGGTCAATCTTGTCCTTGTATTCCTTCATTTTAGCCTTCTTTTCTTCGTCAAGGTCTGCAACTTCAACGTCAACATCAATCTTTCGATCTTTCTTTTCCTTCAGTTCTTGCGGGGTGAATCGTTTGAAATACTCTTTGTTTTCAACACTGTCCGCATTGTCTTCTAAGAAGGCAATTCTTTCTTCATCGGTTTCGTACTCTTTACCGTATTCCTTTTTCATTTTATTTGATTATTAAGTGAAACATGTCAATGTGAAAATGGTATTTGTTCAACAGAATGAACGCTAAGATCAGTAATGTGACAATACTGTCAACATAACGCCACCAAAGCCAACGTTTTGGGATAAATGCAAGAAGAATGATCAAAGCAAATAAAACCCATTGTGAAGACATCAACCCGACAAGGCAATAGATCAAATAAATGATCCCAATTGATTGATACAAAGTCATGCTTGCGCCGATTTCATCAAAGGACAATTTGCCTTTTTTCTCCTTGTTCAACTTCTTTAATCTCTTGACGGCTGAATGAATGTTCTTTTGTGAGAACAAGACGATCAGTTCAACGAAGATGAAGAAGGCAATCAAAATATAAAATACATGTGTCATTGTCTTCGGCTTTAGGCGTTCAACAATAAAGAATCATTAAAAAGGTCGGTGAATGTCTGGCCGAAGTAGATTGCGAGTTCTCGATTTTTTAAGCAAAGCCGAGAACCGATATTCGCATGCGTATTCGACGCCGCATTATTCGTAGACGAGTAGCCGACACCCGCAGGGTTGGACATGTCGAACCAAGGATAATACTTGTATTCGTCGGAATCTTGCCAATTGGGTTTCCAACCTTCGTTCAATGCTTCGGCAATGACGATCAACTTATAATTGGCAATGATTGCCTTTTGGTGTTTACGGGGCAAGCCTTTCACTTCGGGAACATTTGTTGAAATACCCAACACTTGACAAGCGTCTTCAAACGATTTCACCCGGTCGGTGATGTTGTCGTATAATGCGACTTGTTTTCCGAATAGATCGGATAAAACTTGTTTGCCTTCTTTTCCGGCATTGCGGAAAGCGACTAAAAGCGAATCTTGTTTAATTTGTAAAGTTCTCATTTTCAAAATGGTGTTTTATTAAAATTTAAAATCATTCCTTTCTCTGCAATGTGAACCGTTTTTCCGGTTGCTTGGTGAATACCTTCACGGAATTCGGCCGCATTGCTATTCCCGTCGGATAAATGAATCAAAACGATATTGTTGACGGCTTTCAAATCGTTAGAAAGAAGGGCGTCCCGGCATGTGTCAAACGACATGTGACTTTTCAATGTCCTATCCCGTAACGCTTTGGGGATTCTCCCTTCCGCAATGTTCCTTTCAAGAATGTCAAGGCGATAATTGGCTTCAATCAACACGTTTGACAAGTTTTGAAATCGGTTCGGCAAATAGTACGTATCCGTTGCGAATAGTACATTCCCCGTTTCTTCATGTTGGATCAGATAACCGAACGGTTCGGCGCAATCATGCTTTGTATGAAACGGCAATACTTTGAAACGTCCGATCATATACACTTTTCCGGCTTCCAACGGGTGCGGTTCGTGATAACCTTGCCCGTTCATTGTTTGGATTGTTCCGGCTGAAGCATATACCGGAACGGACGTTTTCAATACTTCGTTGACCGCTTTACAATGATCCTTGTGTTCATGGGTGATCAGACACCCGGCGACTTTTTGTAAGTTAAAGTCGATTGCTTTCTTTACTTCAATGAAGGAAATGCCACATTCAAGAATAAGGGCTTCCGTTTCGTTTTCAAGGATATAGCAATTTCCCTTTGAAGAAGAACCAAGAATCTTCAGTTTCATAATTAAAAGCCGGGGCCGTTTGCTTTAGGCGCATTGTTGCCCGGTTGATTCTGATTGTCCCCTTGGTCCGTTGGCTGATCTTTCGGTTGTGCCGGATCGGTTGCGGTTGGTGCATCGTCAATGTTTATTGCACCTTTGTTGGCGTTTTCGGTCTTTTCCTTTTCGACGGTATCGGTGACGTCTTCATATTCAGCGTCAACAATGTCGTGCATTTCTTCAACCGTTTTCATACCCATTGACAATTCGGGCGCATAAGCATTGGTCCACATTGAAGCGGCACGATAAGTCAACATTTGCCGGGTCATGGTTTGCCATTTGGAACCATTTTTGGTGTACCAACCTTCTTGAACTGCAAGTTTTACGTCAACCGGGGTTGATTCAAGAATGTCGGTTGATCCTTTCTTTGTAGTGTACGCAATACATTGGATATTGTCAATTTGGGTTCCGTCGAATACTTCAACCTTGGCTTCATTGCGATAATACCCTTTGCCGCCATTTTGTCCGGGCGTCCAAATTTTGTTATATATGGTATATTCTACCTTTCCAAGTCTTCCAAGATTGGTGAATCTGTATTGAAGTGGATTGAATCTCCCGCATGTGTTTACGGTTGCGATCAAGAATTTAGAGGACCAAGCCGGGCGGCCGTAGATCGGTGTCATGTTCTGCATGATCATAAGCGGATCAGCCCCAATACGCATTGCGATTGATATTGCTATCATACAATTTGCCGTAGCTTTGTCGATAGGGTTCTTATCGCTCACTTTGTACATGTCCGGGACAAGTTCAGAGTTGGCGAACATCTTGCAAACACGTTGCATCGTTTCAAACTGTGTCGGATCGAAGAAGTTGAATGTCACAACGTTCGTGCCTTGATCCATTTTTTGAAGTTCATTCATTGTTGCGGTAATTTTAAAGAGTTATTTTATAGAGTTTCAAACCTTGGTAGTCAACCGGGTCTTTGGAAACTGAAAAGACTATCTTTTTGTCATTCAGATCAATGCTCATTGACTTTGCCATTCTTTCAAGCACTTTTTGTGCTCCGTTTATCCGCATTGATGTTGCGATTTTAGGATCGTTCAATCGACATGTATATCCTTTGTAATCGTTTGAAGGGGCCAAATACCAATTGTTTTCTATTTGGCTACATACAAGAAGGATTTTCGCTTCGGTCACTTTTTCACCGAATAACTTGTTTTTTAATTCGGTTGAAATGTAGGCGTTTCCATGTTTGAAGTTGATTGACAAGTGAAACCCTTTGCGCACTCGTTGCGGTTGTTCGGATTCTCCGAAAATTAGAATTTGATCTTCCATGATTTTAATTATTTAATAGTTAATGATTTATCGGTTGAAACTATAAGATTGATAATTTGGCTTTCAGTTGGGATCAACTGATTGACTGATTCACGGCCGTCAATGAATATCGGGGCCGTAACATTGTGGAACCGACAAAGGGCGTTGATAATATCCAACCCGGCGTTGATCTTTTCGGCCGTATTGGTTGAAGAAATAGGAACCCCGGCTTTGTTGGTTGCGATACATGCTTCAAATTCACCGCCGTCAATGGTCTTGTCGAACAATTCAAATTTGACGATAGAAAACAAGTTATTGATCCGTGATTCACATTCATTGATTTTGGTTTTCGTGAAATCCATGATCGTAAATTCCTTCTTTTCAAGGTCTGCAATCTGTTGGGCCAATTCGTCGGATTTCTTTTCAAGATCGTTGATTTCCTGTGTGTACTTGGCAATCCTTTCTTTATCAGACAATTCGGCCTTCAGTTCGTCCCGGCGGGATTCAAGCATCTTCTTTTGTTCTTTCAAATCTGAAGTATCGACGGGCTTCACTTCTTCAATCGTTGCTTGAATAGTCTTGATCTGATTATCAAGTTCTTGCCATTCCGGTAATTCTTCAGCGATAACCGGGGCCGGGGAAACAATAGACATTTCGGCAAGCATGTCTTCAAACTCCTTGACCGATTTTTCAGCGTTGGCAACTTTAATCTTTTGGTCTGTCAATTCGTTTTCGGCGGCAATAAGTTCTTTTTGTCTTTCTTCTAATACTTTTGAAAGGTTTGTGCCTTCTTCTTTGATACGGTCTAAGTTTGCTTGTTTGGTATCCCAAAATGATTGTTTGGCTTTTGATTGGTTTTCAGCATGAAGAAGCTTTGCAGCCGGATCGCCACAAGGACCACCGAAGACGGGGCAAGTCAAACAACCTTCTTTGACATCATAGGTTTTCGCTTCTTCTGCAAACCATTCTTTCCGCTTGTTTTCAACCTTTTCATCCTGTTTGCTGATCACATCTTTCAGTGAAGAAACGGTTTGTTCTTGCGTTTTGAATGAAGAACGTAAAGAAGAAAGGGTGATCCGTGCTTCGTTTAGTTTCCCTTCAGTTTCACGGCGTTTTGAATTTTGGGTGTTGGCATCATTGGCGGCCTTTTCCTTTGCTTCATGAACAACGGTTTGTTGTTTAGTCTTCAAGTCATTGATTTGACCTTGCTTCTTCTGAATTTCTTCATATTGTCCACGAATAGCGGTTGACTTGTCAGTCATGGACTTTTCAACCCTTTCAATTTCACTTTCAACGGCTTCCAATTCTGTTTGAAGGGCGTCAAAGTCTTTGGCTTCCGGCATCAACTTTCTTGTCTGATCAATACGTGAAGGGATCAATTTCAAATCATTGTTCAACTCTGTTTTCTTAGCTGAAATTTCCCTTTTGTATTGGGTCAAGGTCTTTCCGATAATTGAATCAAGAAGGGCTTTGAATTCCGGCTTTGAAGCCGCAATTTGTTCGTCACTGATTGTCCCGGCAATGTAGAATAATTGCGAACGCTGATCTTGCCATTTCAGAGAAAGGAAGAAAGAAGGATTGGTGATCATCTTGAAAACGGTTTCATCAATGATCGAATCAACCTTGGCCGCATATTCTTTGGCCGTACCGCATTTCACGTTATTGATATAAAACATAGTTTCACACCCGTCGTATGTTTCAACGGCCGTTCCACGTTTGCGAACCCATTTTTGATGCAAGACACGCTTCAAGGTGATTTCTTCGCTGTTTACATCAAGCACGCCGCACACTTCAGCGTCAACACGATCAACACGTTTGCCATTTTCAATTGGTATGATATTATAATCTTTGCGGTCAAGAGAATCTTTGCCGAAAAGCAACCAAATAAAGGCGTCAAACATTGTTGATTTTCCGGTTGCATTTGCACCACAAATGCTTGTTTCATTGGAAAAGTCGATTGACCTTTCCTTTTGTCCCTTCCAATTGACAAGGGATAATCTTTTTAAAATTACATTCTTCATATTGTTGTGGGTATTAAATAATTATTCTTTTTCGGCCAAAATCTCAAACAATGACTTACCGGGATTACTCTTGAATTTTTCCCATGCGATCCGCTTTGCTTCTGCGGCTGAAGTTGCTTTGATTTTGTAATCCTTTGACCACTTCATATCAATATTCACTTCATAAGTCTTTTTAGCTTTATTCTTTTTCATATTTGACTATTTAATTTGTTAATCCTTAGATAGATAACTTGCTCGATTGCACGTTTTGGCAACGGCTTCAATTTGTATGCGGTCAATCCTTACACTTGAATTTCGGTCCCCGTCTTTGATTTCGTCAACAAGACCTTCTTCGATCCAACGATCAACGGTTCCTTCTCCATATATTCGGTAAGCTTCACGCAACTTTAGATAGGGCTTTAGGCATCCGGCTTTCGCAAGTGCCCGTTGTGCTCCTAATTCGGCGGCATCAATCAGAGCGTTCAGATATTCCGTTTCGGTTTTCGGCAATTGTATCCCCATTGTCTTTTTGCTTTTTTTCTAATGCTTTTATCAGCCGGGAAGCGTTATACAAATTCGCAATAACAAATCCATAATAAACGACATAAGCAATTGTCGAATCATCAACGGGATTCCCGAATAAAAGCAATAAGAATACGGCGAAATATAGGCCGATGAATAAAAATTTGACTGTTGCGTTACATTTCATAATCGTTGCGGTATTATGTTATAATTCAAGTAAATAGTCAAAGTCTGTTTCACTTTTCCTTCTCGCCCTTCTTGCACGACATTCGACCTTCTTTCCCGATCTAAATGTTCTCAAATTTTGTGCGTTGGTGAATTCAGTTGAAACAACCAAAAGAAGTAATACAAGTGTTACGACTTTTCTTTTTAAAGGAGATAGATCAAACGATATGTTGAAATGCACGCAAAACCACCATGCGGAAAGTTCATTTGACTTTGTAACCCCGGTTTTCTCATAAATAGACCGGGCGTGATTTTCGACCGTTCGGTTGTCGATAAATAGCCGTGAAGCAATTTCTTTTTTACTTGCTCCCCAAGCGATCAATTCGGCAACTTCGGATTCCCGCTTTGTTAGCGTTGCAGTTGCGTTCATATCATTCCCCCCAAACTTCCTTGATTCCATACTTGGCGAAGGTTTCTTCAATCGCCTTTGCTTCACTCACTTTGGGTTCGACCTTTCCATTTAGCCGATTCAGCCAAGCCACATTCGTTGTAATTCCAAGCGTGATCATTATTTCATGCTTTACGTTTGAAATGTCTTTTTGCATGACTTGTGAAAACCCTTTCTTGAAAGAAAATCCTTCCATAACTTATTCTTATTTAAAAATTTGACGTATATTCGCTATTTGTTGATGATTACTTTCTCTTTACCTTTGCAAAGTTAAAGTTTCATGCTGCAAATATAAAGCATTATGCGTGAATAAAGCAAACTTTTCACGCATAAATTTTAAGCATAATGCGTAAATATTTTATAAATGACTGATAGTGAACGTATTAAAACAGTGTTAAAATATTCGGGAATGTCTGCGAATAAGTTTGCAAAGCATGTTGGGTTGAAATCCCCGCAAGTTTTGTATGATGTTACCAACGGAAGAAATGGAATATCTAAAGACTTAGCGGATAAAATTACAGCAAAATGCGTGAATATAAGTTTGTCGTGGCTTCTCACCGATGAAGGCGAAATGTTGAAAGCTGAATCCATGAACGAACAAAGTTCAGATTCTTCTACCGTGTTACCGTCAATTGAAACAAAAAGATTGATTGAACTTGGTGCAGAAGCTTTTGAAAAGAAGTTGCTTGATATGTTTCAGAAAGGGGAAATTTATTCGGCGGCTACCGTAAAAGAGAAAGATTTGTTGATCCATGAATTATTGATCAAGGTTGGAAAGCTTGAAGCAAAAGTCGAAGAACTTGAAAAGGAAAAAGGCAATGTCCGAACGGACGAAAATGCAACATGTGCAAATGTCGGGTAATCAATGCCTTGGGGGAATTTCGTGTTGTTCCTAAATATTAAGCAAAAGCAATGCAAATGCAATGCAAATGTGATTTTTTGCATAACAAAGGCCTTTTTTGAGTAAAAATACTGTATAGTAATTGTAAATAATTGGAAAACGTAAATTTTGTAATGAAAAAGATAAAAGGTTGGTATTTAATGAATTGCGATTTTGAAATTAAGCAAAAGCAATGCAATTGCATAACGTTTGCAATGCAAGTCGTTTTACTCTAAAGGAAAGATATATATAGAATATATAAATATATTCTTTGTAATAACTAACGTTATTACCCTAAAGGTGGAAACTCAAAAGAAATATGGATATGATAAAAGTTGAAATAGAAGGGTATTATAATCGGCCGGAATTTTACCCATATATGCCGAATGAAATTTTCGACAAGCTTGAAGCGGCCGCAATGCAAGGTGAAGATTTGGCCGAACTGCCAAAAGAACTATTTGAAAGAATGGTTGCAGATTATGAAAGTGAAAAGAAGAAGTAATTTTGAAAAGTAAGAATGGAAGCAAAAACAGTAAGGCCGCAAGCCAAATCAATACAAGGACGTTTTTTTGAAGCGATCAACACTTTGATTGCTTCCGGTAAACTTGAAGGGATGAAAACGTTCTGCAATTTATATGATCTTCACCAACCCAAGTATTCCCGGTTGAGATCGGCAACAATGGACACAACAAAAGAATGTCCATACAAGTTGATTGATATTGATGCGCTTGCCTATTTAGTCAAAGACTTTGGTGTTTCTTCTGATTGGCTTTTGCTTGGTCGGGGGAAAATGTTTAAATAATAAATCTAATAATTATGACGGAAAATGAAATTGATATGTTGTTTTATCCGGGTGCTAAAACGATATATATTCTCGACAGTGAAAATAAATCTATCCGTCCGCATATTGCTATCAACTATTTGAAGGAAAATGCGGATAGATTGACTTGTGAGCCAATATACCCACAATTATCAACAGATGAACCTAACGGTTATCAAATATACATTGACGGAAAGGAAGTTTTAACTTTCTATTATATTAAGCAAGAACAACCAGGGCAAGTAAAAACGACTAATTATCGTTATCGTGCGGATATAATTTTTCAAGGGAAAGGGTATTCGTTAATTATTGAATCCGAATTTCCTATAATTGGCGATGCAATAAGGCCGTTTATCTCTATGGCAATGAAAACAACAAAAGACATTAGCGTTTCAAGTGGTTATCAGATTATTGGTGTTGAGTCGGTTTAGGTGATCTATAACCTTTCTATTGGCTTCGTCAATCAATGACCAATCTTTTGCAATGTAGACATCAGCCATTTTTAAGCCTTCGTCAACGTGGTTTAAGGATAGGTTGATGTCGTCTTTGGAAACTCCGCAATTGTTTCGGGCGATAGTGGCCCAACTATGCCGGGCGTAATACGTCGTTAAATTTTCTTCGATCCCACATTTTGCGGCAAGTTTCTTTAATCCTTTGTTGACGTTGTTGCCGAATGTATGTGAATCGCAATATCTCTTTGAGAAATCAAACAGATAGTCACCGGATTTGGCCCGATATTTTTCTATAAGTGGCCCGACTTCGGGTTCTACCTTGATCGAAATGAAAGCTTGATCCCGGCGACGCCCTTTTGTTTTTCGGCGTTTATACGAAAGTCGTCCTTCTCTGAAGTCTGAAACTTGCATGTCGTAAAGATCAGCCATGTTTATGCCAACAAGATAAAATGATAGCATAAAAACATCACGGGCAAACTTTGTGCGTTCAAGGTCTAATTCGGTTTCGTTAATCTGTGATATTGCTTTTATCTGGCTGACTTTTAAATTTCGCTTTTCGGGTTCCGGCGGTTTTTGAAGTTTGTATTTTCTGAAAGGGTAGTGAGCAATCAAAACTTCATCTTTTTCGTCGTCATTGTATTCGTTGATTGCAGCATTGAACAATATACGTATATTGGTCATGTAGTCAAAGATGCCAACATCGGACAATGGCTTTTTCTTGGTAGTCACCATTTTCCCAAATTGATTTTTTCTTTTAATTGTTCTTTCGCTCCGAAGATGTTTTTCAAACTGCCTTAAAAATTTTGATGTTATTTCGGTGATAGCGATTCTTTCCCTTCCGTTACAAAAGTCAATAATTGCATTTGTTGCGGTTTCCAAGGTTTGCGCCGTTGAAATTCTGCCTTCGTTTCTTAACCGTTCACAATGCTTACGAGAAAATGCAATGAAATCAATTGAGGAATCGGAACCGGGCGTTGTTTGCTTCTCAAAATATTCGGCAAGTTCTTTGGCCGTATATAATTCTATGCGCAAACCAAGCTTTTGCGATTTTAGTTCTTCGTATTTGGCAATCCTTCGATCAAGTTCACGAATGATGAATGAATCCTTCAGAACAAACGCTTTCTTGTTAATCTGTTTGTCCGTGACATAGAATTCAGTTTTTATATATCCGTATTGCCGTTTCCAACAAACCCGGATCGAAACGGGGTATTTCTCGTCGGCCCGTCTTTGGTGTTTGAAAATACATATTTTGAATGTTGCCATATAGTTTTTGAAGATTCCGTGCTACAATCGTAACACAATTTTCCGCAAATCTACTCAAATTTGAAGGCGTTTGAAATAGCGTAAATTCGTCATGAATGTCGTAAAAACCTTGCGAAACCCCATGAAAAAAGGCGCCCAAGAGTGGAAGCCTCTCAAACACCTAATTTTATCTTGGTAGCGGGACCCGGGATTGAACCGGGGACCTCATG